GTGCGGGTTTGAACGGATGTCGTCTTGACCTGCACGCCGACAGCGATCTCAGCCTCGACACCGTTCTGGCCGGGCAGCACGCCCTGGTCTGGATTGCCCTGCGTCCACCAGACATTGACGCTGTTGAAGTTGAACGAGCCATCCGGATTCTGGAGTTTGACACCATCGAAGTAGACGCTCTGCAGGCCGTTGGCCAAGCCACCGATCACGCCCTCGCCCAGCAGGTCTATCACCTTCGCGTATTGGAACGACCGCAGCGTATCCGGCGCCTCGTTGATGCCGCCGCTGCCACTTCCGCCGCCCTTGCCGCCTTTGCCACCCTTGGCACCCGCCGGGACGGGAGGAGCTCGCAGGAATTGAACCTCGCCCATCAGACCTTACCCACGGTGTTTTGAATGACCTGATCAGATGTCTCGATGCCGACCGAGATGACGACGGAGCCGACAAAGCAGCGGCCATAGATCAACGGGATGGCGCCGCCCTGGCCGACTAGGTTGTCAGGCCCGGCGAAGACGTTGGACTCGAGATCCTTGTTGTCTTTCTTGTTGGTCGCCTTTTTTGGTTTTGGGGTCAGCAGCAGCGACACACCGATCATCAGCGCCGTGATCACGGCATAGGTGATGATGGTGGCAGCGGTCGTTCCAACATAGACAGACAGCGCAGCGATGACGGGGACGGCGACGAAGGCCTCACCTTCAACATGCGGCGCAATGTCAACTTCCTTCGACACCGGAAAATGGATGGACTGCGCGTCGCGCAAGCCTTCGTCAGCCACGAAGTAGTAGCGGCTGTGCTTGACGAATTCCTTTCGGAATGTCGGATAGTTCGCCTCGAGGGCGCTGATGGCCTGCAGGGGCGTGCGGATGGCAAACTCGTGCTCGTGCCCGAACTGGTCGCCCAGCGTGCCCCACAGCCGAACCTTGACCAAGCCATCGCTCATGTCGGTTCCTGTCCTGCCACTTCGCCGGTCCAGATCGATCGATCCTTGGGGTCATGCAGCGGCGGCATTTGCGCCATGAAATCTTCGTGCCGGGCGATGAAGCGGGTGGCCTTCCGGAAGAACCCGCCATAGGTCTCGCGAACCGATAGCTGTCCCTGTAGGTGATGCAGCATGATGCCATCCGGCTCGAGGTAAATAGCGACGTGATTGGGGACTTCCGAGCGGATCTGCATGACGATCATGTCGCAGTGGCGCGGCTGGGCATCACCGCCCAGGTTGATGAAGCCGGCCGCTGCCACGTTCTCAACGATCAGGTTCTGACCGTGCCGCCACCATTCCCATTCACGCGGAAAGTCGGGGATGGTCTTGCCGGTGAAAGCCTTGAAGGCATCGCGCGCCATCCCCCAGCAATCCAGCGACCCAAAGCACCACTGCCGGCCGACCAGCGGCGCGACGTAGCCGCACGGCTCGATGACCGACAAGTTGCCCACCGGCCAGTTGACGATCAGCCATGGGACGCCTGTCATCTCGCACATCGTCAGGTCGCCCTGCGAGGCGATCGGCGGCGAGTAGACATGACTGTGAACCACCGCGTCGAGATGGCCGGACTTGCAGGCGGCCAAAAACTCGTGGCGATCCATGGCGAAAGCGTCCCGGTCGGTCGCCCGGTTTTGGATCTCGACATAGCGACCGTCGATAACCACGCCGCAGCTTTCTGCGGGTTTCGACTTCTCGGCATGCGCCAGCGCGGCGTGGATGATTTCGTCTGTGGGTTTCCAAGTCATAGCTGCACCAAGAGTGATCCTGGGAAGGCTGACGTATTCAGTGGGTTTGATCCGAACCTTGCCTTGCAGGCATCTAATGTCTTGCGGCAGCGATCTAGCGCGGGATTGCTTGTCGGGTTGCCGTTGATGTCCTGTACCGGCGGCCCGGCATAGCCACATTCCGCCGATCGGTAGACCCATTCGCAGGTCGTGGCGATGACCTGCCGCCGGGGCAATTGCACGCCCGCGACATCGAACGACGCTGCGAGCTCGTACTCGATCCAGATCGGATTCTCGTTGGTCTTCCTCGACAGGTAGTAGATCTCGTCTGGAAAGAAGGCGCTGGCATCGGCGTTGGGATTGCCGAGCGGAAAGTTCACCGCGTCGAGGTAGCGCGCTAGCGTTCGCCGCCTCGTGATCTTGGCCCCGACAGCTCCCTGCATCGATCTGAGATAACCACCCAACGCTCCCGTGATGTTGGACGCTTTCAACTGCGGCCGGGGCAGCGATCCGGATGCGGATGTCGAGAAGCCAGTGACGTCGATCGGCATCGGCTGATAGGTCTGGCCCTGCCAGGTGATCGGATCTTCCAGCACTGTCGTGCCGGGGTGCCAGCGAACGACGTTTAGCCCGCCAATATTCGTATCGTCATAGATGAACATTTCGACCATCGCCTGGGCGTGCAGGGCCGACACCTCGCCCTTGATGGTGGTCGCGCCGATCAGCGTCTTGACGACGACGCCCTGGCCGAAGGTTATGGACTGTGCAGCTGCCAACGAGCGCGGAGTGGACAGAGCGCTCTGCGCCGTCTGGCCGAAGGTGATGGATTGGATGACCGGATCAATAGTGTTGGCCATGGCTTACGGCCCCGGCCAGTTGATGCCTAGACCGTTGGCGTAACGGAAATCGGCTTGCAGATCGCCGTACTGGTCAGACTGTCCGCGATAGTTCCAAGTGACAGTCCAGTTATCGCAGAAGACATTGACGGTGGTTCGCCGTCGCGGATCGTAGAACGGAAAGGAATGGCCCATCTGGGCGGATAGATAGAGATCCATGTCGAGGACGATGGATCGTGGCCGCATCTCCCACTTGAGCTTCCAAAGGGTATCCATCCAATTGATGCCATCGAGCACGCGCTGCTCGTAACCGTCGCCGAATTTGGTAACGGTCATCCGCGGCGTCCTCTCCATGTCGTCCGGCCAGTTGGGCGCATAGCAGCCTGTGGCGTCATCGAACATGGCTACCTCCCGACCCTGCCGCCGGAACCGTTGGCCGTCAGCAGGCCACCTGGCCGCGTCTGGCGTGCCATCTCAGCCTGGACCGTCGCCAGGATAGTGCGGCCCAGCGCCTTGCCTTTGGCGGTATCTCCCTTGACGTCGCCCGTGCTTTCGGTGACCGCCGAGATCGAGACGTTGCCGATGGTGATAGTGGTCTTTTGGGGCTGGCCACCACTGGCGCCGAAGCCACCCATGCCCATCGACTGCCGCACCATCGATGCCGGGATCACGACTTCGCCGCGATGCAGGATGGTCGGGAACTCGCCCGGCTGCACGCCGACGAAGCCGCCTGTCGCCATGCGCGGCGCGCCAACGAAGGCGAAGGGAGAAAGTTTGCTGCGTGTGCCGCCGAGCGCACCCACCCGGCCGCCGCCATATGCAGCGGGAGCGCCAGGCACTCCAAGGGCAGTACCTATGCCGGAGAACAACGCCTGGAACAATTTGTTCAGCGCCATCGACAGAAGCTGGTCGGCAAGATTCTTCAGGGCGTTGGTCAGGGCTTCGGTGGCCGACTTGCCCGACTCAAGATCCGAGATGAAGCCGGTGACGAAGCCGGTCGCCATGCCGGCCGCCTGGTCGACCGTCTGCTGGAACTGCTGCTCCAGCTCCCTCTGCGCCCTGGCTGCGTCCTTGAGCTCTACGCTTTCCTGCTTCAGCGAGAGTTGATAATCCTTGGACCTGGCGGCGGCGATGGCCCGCTTGTCGATCGACTCCTGCAGCGCAGCGCTTTCTTCCTTGGTGAGCTCAGTGTTCGTCTTCTTGATGATGGCTTCGGCTTCAGCCTCAAGCTTCGCCTTCTCACGGCTATAAGTTTCGACATCGATCGCATCGGACAGTTCGCCAACCGATGACGCCTGATCGAGAATGCTTTGGGTCTGTTCGTCCAAGTTCTCCTTGAACGTGCCGAGATCCGTCATCTCGACAGTGTTGTTCAGTTTTTCCCAACGGCGCTGCAGGTTGTCGAGAACATCCCCAACGGTCGCCTCAACGCCGACAAACACCCTCTTGTTCTTCTCTACCGCTTCCGCATCAACGATGCTGGTTATCGGCGTATTTCTTGGGGCCTGGATGATCTTCGCCGCAAGTCCAGGGAGGACGTGGGCCAGATAGGTGTTCACATCAGTAGCAGCTACTCCCAGATCCCTAAGCCGTTGGACATTATCTTCCGTGAAACTCTTGAAGACCTTGTCGAGAATGGCCGGGTCTTTCCGCATGTCGAGGATCTGCTCGCGCGTCTTGCCAATGCCGAGGCTGAGCTTGTTAATCTGTTCGATCCAAGTACTGGCGATGAACTGGTAGCGACCTTGCGCCGAGGAAAACGGATTCTTGGTAAAGGCGTTCGTCGACCCCTCCATCATGTCAACGAACTTGGTGTAGCTGTCGGTGACGCCACCAAGCGACTTGATGGCCTCGTCGTGAACCCGCGTCAGCCCTTGCTGCAACTGAGCCTGTGCAGCAACCCGATCCTCCATGCCCTGTGATGCAGCGACTGCCTCGCGGTATTTTGAGATCAACTGATCCAAGCTGGAAAGCTGGACAACAGCGATCTTGCTCATATCGCCCAAGGCCTTGTTGAAAGTCTCCTGGGATTTTGTGGTGCCGTCCATTGCTGCTTTGACGAGGGCCAGCTGTCCCTGCATCTCGGTCAGAATGCGCTGTGCCTTGTCGGCCGCCGTCGAGGTGTCTCCAAGCCGGGTGATGAAATCCAGCATGGCCCTCTGGGCAGGGCCGGACATGGTCGAGGCTATACCCTGCAGGTTCTCAATTAGCTTATCGATGTCCGGAGCGGTATCCGCCGTGCCCGCCTTGAAGGCAACCATCTGATCACTGAAGTCTTTCAGCGCGGCGAACACCGGGGATCTT